TTGTGTTCGCATCGGTTCTGCCATTGCCATTGCCCGACTTCCTGCTTCTGGACCAGTCTTGTGCTGGCATCCGCAGTCCTCCTTACATTTCTTGTGCATAGTAGTAGCGCGTTTGAACTGACCAATCCTATTCAGCTCACCACCTGACTTACATACTTCGCAAATCATTCCTTTTCCTTATTATTAAATGCAGTAACTAATTTAATTATATCTGTAGCCACTTCAAATGAGTCTCCTCCACCCATAATAAGTTTTGAAACATCAGATACTAGACCTGCGTTTACTAATAGGGTAGAACTATCTGATCCTTCTGCCCAAATTGTTGTTGTAGTTATTTCACCCTCTGGTACTGGTGTCATTGCTTCTCCTTTAGCCATTGTGTTAGGTCTTGGATTACCCAAGCCTTATCTATTCCTGCGTTTCTTCTCTTGAATAAAACATAACTAAGAGGCTGACTAATACCGCGATGCTTAGAATAATTAGTAGCTTCCGTTTGTGCTTCATCCCAGAACTCCTTTAGATTTAACTTCTTAGTATTCTTTAACTCAAAGATAAAGGTCTCACCGGCAACTATAACTACTAGATCACCCTCATCTTCCTCTCCTGCTAGGCGTAGCCTCTCAGCTAACACACCCATCTTCCTAAACCATTTCATTACATCAACTTCAAAATTTGCGCCTTTAGTCTTGTTATACTTTGGAGTCATTAAACACCGCATCTCTTCTATACATCATACCCAAAGCATCTGAGTCACTGATCTGGCATATCCCATAGTTAACAAATAAACCAATATGATCAGAGCCATCGGCAGTATGTGGACCAAACCTATTCTTAACTGCTGCCACCTTTAATATTTTATTATAAGGATCAAAGCCAAGAGTAAGTATTAGTGCTGGTAGTTGAGATACCTTACCGTGAATAGCCCTACGAGCAGGTGGTTCAGTAGTCTTTCCATACTCAGTCTGCTCTGAAACGTGGTGTAACACCATTACACAGGCTTCAGTCTTGCGAGCCATATCGTGGAACTCCACCATAATAGCTCGCAGACCTGCCCATTCATTATCAGATTCAGCAGCAACATTCATCAGGTTATCTATAACAACCAACTCTGGTGGAATACCAAACAATTCTACATAAGCCCTGATCTCTAACTCAATATCATCTAGTGATGGTGATGAGTCAAAGACGAACTGTATGTTCTCTAAATTGTCTAGATGCTTATCGTAGTAATGACGGTTACTATTTAAGTTACCTTCCACCATAAGCTGGCTGTGTCCTGATAGGTGAGAGGCTGCTCTCATCATCACTGTTGCTGTATCTGTATCTGCTGAAAAGAATAAAGTAGGAACCTTTGCTTTAATCGCGTAGATAAGAGCGAACATACTCTTACCAGCATTGGGTGCGGCTGCAATCATACATACCTGACCTCTACGAAACTTGATCTGCTTCTTAGCTAGATCAGCCCATACGTCAGGTAGCGGTGTTGCATTAGTGGTTGACCCACGCCACGCCCTATTTAAATTAAGCAACGTTTTCCTCTTGTATTTTTATATTTAATTCAGCTCTTAGTTTTCTGCGGTCACGCTCAGTTACTCCGCCCCAAACGCCAAATCTTTCTTTGCGTAATCCCCATTCAAAACACTCGGCAATATGAGGACATATTCTGCATATTCTTTTAGCATTAAATGCCTGACTACTAGAACCGATATCAGGGAAGAATAGTTCTGTATCCACCTCAGAACATAATGGGTTCTCAAATTCCCAAGGAACCCTCATAGTTTACTTTATAAAGATAGGGTCAACTGGTACGTAGCCTTCAGGCTTACGCATCGGTTTAGGACCTTTCATTGGATCAAACCAACCTTTGTATGGTTTACCCTTTTGAGAAATACCAACAGCAAATACCATCTTGCCATTAATGCAATCAGGTGCATCAGCTCTTTCGTATGTCCAAACAGTTCCATACTTATCTGTCATTGTGTCACCACCAGCATCTGGTACCACAGTGGTACCACCTAGTGCCTTCTTAGCATAAGAGATAGCACCGCCTCCTGATGAGAAGGTAGTTGTAGTTGCACCAAGTGCGGTGCCTGTTGTAGAAATTAATGATGATAGATCAGCAACTGATACTAGAGATGATTCTAGTTCAGCTTGAGTTGTTGCGTAGATATTTATTAGAGTTCCATCAGATGACTTGTAGTTAATCTGGAACTTTGTACTCTCTGGTGCAGCCATTACTTACCTCCGGTATGTTTGACAGTTAATCTTACTGATTCCTGTCCCTGTTTTTTTGGTACAAAGCCGAGGAGTTTTTCTACCTCATCGGCATCTACTGAATTGCGACCAGTAATAGTGCTCCATACTATGGATACACCACTGTTAGTCTGTCCAGTAAATCCTTCTAGCGATGTCCTTACTGACTCGCGTTGCTCACTTAGTTCTTTAATCTTTGCATCTAGTTGTAAATATTTCAAAGCGGATGTGTCAACCTCTGGGTTGTCTATAAATATCTCATCCCCTTTGATAAGTTCTTTTTTTATACCAGTACATCCAATCTTGCCCGACTCATCAAAGTACTTGCAATAGAACTTGCAGTAACTTTGATCGCGCTCTGGCTCTGGTGCAATTGCGCTTTCTTTAATAGCTGATAACCAATTCAAAGCATCTTGTGCTAGTGATTCATCATAAGGTTCTGAATGAACTTTGATATCTCTTTCATCACCATCACGGGCGATGGCTACTAGATTAACAGTTCTGGGTGTCCCCTTTCCAGACTTATCAAGCAAGTAGCCATAGACCTGTACTTGCCAACGCTGTTGTAGCGATGGAAAGTAGGATAGATTCTTAACCTTAACGGTTTTCCAATCTATCACATCTCCTGTTTCAGGTATATATAAATCTATATGAGCTTTCATATCACCGAAGGAAACCTCTGTTTCAACTAAATACTTTTCACCCTTAGGATCAAGAGCGGATATAGCCTTCTCAATCTCAGCGTGGATAGCAGTACCCATAATTGCAGCCAACTTTAATTCATTATCATTAGTTGCATCTCGCCCATTAAGACGATACCAAACCTTACGCCGACAGCCACCTAACTCAGATGGACCTACCTGTGTCTGCTTAGATCTAGCTCTACCAGCATCCTTATCTCTAAGGACCTGGAGTAATAGTTCTTTAGGATCGCTCACTAGTTCCTTGTCTAAGTGCAACTGTATAACTTGGATAGCGTTTGTTTAAACCTTTTTTAATCTGCCTTGCTGAAGTTTTATAAACTAGATACATAAACCTGAAATACATTATAACCCCCATTTAATAAAGCACTCTAGAATAAACTTGTACATCTCTAAGTCTAATAGATACCACTGTAATTGCCAATAGATCTCAATCATTTATTTATCCTTACTTAGTAAATTGTGTCTTGATACTAGGCGTTCCACCACACCATACGTTGTACTGTATAGCAATGTTGACAGCTTTCTTTGCAGCACTCGTTGCTTTTGTATGGGTTTTAGTTTCAGCATCCATTGCTACTAGAGCACCTAGAGCTAAAGCACCACCTGAGCCTATGCCGTACAGACCTCTGTCATCTCGCATATACCCATAGTCATCACTAAGTTGGAATAACTTTCCATTAAAGCAAAGTAAAGCATCCCAACCTGAGTCATCATCGTTCTTAGTTTTAGGCGCAGGATCATAACCTGCTTCAGTTAGTGTTTGTTTTATAGATGGTAATACCCTGATCATTACAAACCTATCAGGATCTTGTGTCTTAATTACTTTAGGTGGTTGCCATAAGTTATTAAGAATATCTCCAGCCAGTGCATCACCGGCAACTGCAATTAAATACTCGTTGACCTTAACTATTTTGTCGTAACCTTTAGCTATGTAAGGTCTATCGGTATAGGTAGTCATTGAGTCTGCTGCAAGCACAGCCCAACCTTTACCTTGTATACCAACAATTGCCGTCATAATTGCCTTCCTTTATCTTAGGTAAATGATAACACCAACCACTGACAAGTATCAGTAAGTGAGTTGGACACGCCGCGAATACGATGTTATCGGTTACTAGATGAATAATTGGTATACTACGAGCCGTGAGGCGAGTTAAACCAGAAGCGGCGCGTTGAGCGCCGCAACGGTAATCCAGAGTATGTTCCGTCTACCTACCCTGCGGAAAAATAAAGATAAGCTACCCGATAAATTTGGTACAGATCTTAGATCTCTCGGTCCACTACACGCTTATCC